TACGAAGAAACTGACAATAGTGGGCTTTGGGAAAATTTTCACGAAGCATATGCATTGCGATCAGCGACGTGGTACGCCCCAGGAAGCTTCCCACTATTGTAAGAAGCCCGTTGAGGGCTGTGATTGCAAAAATTGCGAAGATGAACGAGCAAATCCTACGCATCAGGATGGACCATATGAGTTCGGTGAACTCAGTTACCAAGGAGCCCGAACGGACGTGAGGCGCTTGGTAACAGCTATGAAGGAGCATAGCAGCATGACCGACCTGTTGGAGACGTACCCTGATTATGTGCTTGCACACTACGGGAACGTGGAACGGGCCCGGCAGCTGTATATCCCTAAGAGGAGTACGAAGACGAAAGTTGTAGTACTTTGGGGAGCTGCTGGGACGGGCAAGACTTGGTTTGCCACCCACGCCTTCCCGGCTGTGTACAAGATGGGTGACTACAATCAAACTTTGTTTTTTGGTAACTATGACCCTGTCATACATAAGACGGTACTGTTTGATGAATTCTATGGCAACATGCCGTTCAGTCTCTGGAAGCAACTTTGCGATGAATATCCCTTTGAGATTCAAAAGAAGGGAACGCATGTGGACTTCTTGGCGGATTACATCGTGTTTACTTCAAATATCAATCCTATGAGTTGGTACAAGTGTCTTGAGATTCCTGTGCATTTAGATGCGTTTGATAGACGCATCGAAACTATTGTATACTTTGAGAAGCATCAGTATACTGTGACGAAGGGAGTGCTGCCGTTCAAAGAACAGCTGCAACTCCCTGAGAACGTACCACAATAAGTTTCTGTTTAAAAACAAGTAGTAAGCTTTGCGTTCTTGTTGTATCAAGCCGTTGTCAAGCCACTTGACATCACGATTTGCTTGCACAATCGCGGAGGGGATTGGGGGTCCGACAACCCCAACATACACGTCGGGCATCTTAGGTGCCGGACGCTGCGGCCTAAGTGAGGGAGGGGGCAAGTCTTTGTAAAGACTTGGGGGCCCCTGGTACGGTTTGTAGCGTAGCCACTTGTGACGTTGTGTTCGCTGTGCGGGTGCATAAGCAGAGAACATGTTCTCACGTACCTGCATCTAAACGTTAGTGTAAGCATGTGCTAAGTGTCTTCTGTTGTACAGCGCACAGAGTGTGCGAGGTCACTTGTGACCCACCCGCGCACAGCGTGTGCGAGGTGTGTTGGTATACTCCTAGCACACTATGTGCTAGGTAGGGGGTGACCCACCAGTGCACACTGGTGTGCTATGGTAGGCTTGACCAACCATAGCACAAAAGCATTGCAGTATGCAGTGCTTTCGGGCGGTGAAACAGATAGAAATGCGGTGTGATGCTTTGCGTGCGAGACGTGTCCGGAATAATAGTGGGCGTTAAAATTATGCAAAGTGCGGTGTAATGCTTTGCATGCGAGACAGTGTCGGAATAATAAATTGCCCACGTGCGTTGCCCACGTGCATTGCATTCACATATTGTTGAGAATGGAAGGTTGTGTATTGCATGTAAGTGCAAGGAACACTACGTGTTCCAAAACAAGTCCGCATGTATTTTGTGAGCTTTGTGATCGTCTTACATGTTTGTCAAAACATGTAGGCGGTGCAATTGTATGTGTACCATGCCATCGCGGACTTTGTACTTTGTTGGTGCCTATGACTGTACCAAGACTTGGTAACAAGAGGAATGGTTACTGTGAATTCTGGCGTTATGTCCATAACACGATGGTGTATGGGCTCCAACAAAAACAGAAGAAACGAAGAGAAGCTCGTGCTATGCGGATGCAACGCACATCAAATATATATAACTTGTTGAATTAAACATACCGGTTCCCAGATGTATACGTTACTGTGTAACACAGTGTACAAGCAAGGCTTGGAGAAGGAAGAATATGCGAAGCAACACGTGTGCGAGACCGCATCGGGAGTAATTAATTGCCTACTCGGAAAAGTCGGAAGGCCAATGTGGCAGGTCACTATTACCTGCCACATTGGCCTCTCACTTTGGCCTCTTCTTAATTCAGTGAGCATGCCGAACGGTTGCAGAGATTACTGTGTTACAGTGAATAATCCAACTGAAAAACAGTTGGACAAAGCATATGCAATGTTTTTTGAGGGGCATTGCACTTACTTGGTGTTCTCAATAGAACAACCTGTTGGAGGAACGCTCCATTTGCAGATGTTTGTTCAGTTTACGAAGAAACTGACAATAGTGGGCTTTGGGAAAATTTTCACGAAGCATATGCATTGCGATCAGCGACGTGGTACGCCCCAGGAAGCTTCCCACTATTGTAAGAAGCCCGTTGAGGGCTGT